TATCACTGAAACCGAAGCTATCCGTGTAATCTCTATCGTATGATACGGTTCTACTGAATACATCGCTAAAGCTGAATATATTGCCTTTAGTGGAATCTACGTCTTTGTTTACTTGTGCTGAATCATCAAGCGCAAATCCATCACTCAAGCCTTTCATGATATTACGGATATAAGTATCACTAAAACCAATTGACTCGCTCTTAACTAATTCAGGTTGTAAAGTGTTTGTATCTGTTACCGTGTATGAATCTTCTACAGGGTGGTTGAGTACAAAACCTACTAATTCAACTAAAGCAATTCCGTCTGTTAAGTCTTTACTTGCGTCATAACTTAATACATCACTAAAGGTAAATACGTTACCCTTGTTGCCGAAGTAATCTTTGTCTACTTGTAGTGCGTCATCAAGCGTGAATGCGTCTGATATTGCCTTATTTAGCGTAGATTTATAAGTATCTGATAAAGTGGTAGAGTCAGACTTATTTAAGCCTTGTAGGATAGATACTTCATCTAGCTGTGAAATGTTATCAGTTAGTGTTTTTCCGAATGAGCTACCTAGTAAATCGCTAAAACCAAATACGTTACCCTTGTCACCATAGAAGTCTTTATTAATTAAAGAGGTATCGTCTAAAGTAAACGCATCTTCTACATTTTTAATAAACTCATACGAATTTGTATCAGTGAATGAATAGCTATCAGTGAATGCTCTTACCCAATCTATAGCCAAGGTTACTACGTCTGAAACTGTTACTCTTCTGTCATCTTCAGAGCCATCGTCATTAAACTCATCTGCATTTAAAGCACCTAAATTTAGTTGGTTTTTATTTGTGAAGTCTTTATGATAACTTAGCCCGATAATATCAAGCATAAATGCGACATTACCTTTGTTACCGTAGAAGTCTTTGTCAATCTGACTTAGGTCGTCTAGTGTAAAGGCATCATTGAATGCTCTATTGAATGATACAACCTTTGCGAAACTCTCAACCAATGCCAATGTTTCAGGTGCGTTCTTAGCGAACTCCCATATAGAACTCTCATTAAGCGTTACTGTTTCTGATAAGTTTTTCTCTACAAGACTGAACTGTACATCGCTTAGAGTAGCTACCTCATAGAACCACTGATTCTTACTATCAGGATTTACAAATGCTATCGCTTCTGCGTTGACGTTAGTCGTCTTAGCAGAAAGACTTACATGTTTTGTTTCTGCTGAAGCACGAACAACTGTAATTGTCGCTCTGATTGCCACTTTAGAACCCTGCTCTTACGTCAAACTTTAATAGGTCGGGTACGCTCATGAACTTGCCACTTGTGTACTCCAACTCAATCTCGCCTTCATAATCACCACTAATAGAGTCTAGGTCTGTTAATCCCCAATTCATAATAACGCGTCCTTCAGTATAAGGTGCTACCTTTGTACAGCCAATAGTTGCTTTAAGCGTGGTTGAGCCTACCTCTCTAAACTTTAGTCTCACTGCTGACACATTAGTAATGTCAATCGGATTCCAAGTTGAAGGGTCTGTAATATCTAAGGTCTTTCCTACTTCGGCTAGGTTGCTATCTCGTAGCGTAATATCTAACTCAGGTAGGTCGTCACCTGATACTAATTTAATTGTGTTGTAATATGCCATGTTTTCTCCTTTGCTTTATTATAAGCTCATGTCATGTATTACGACAGGGCATTGCTTAATGTCTTCTATTGTACAATCAAACTCCATTACTACTACGGCATTTTCGTCAGTAGGCCTTCTAGGTACGCCATATTTACACTGATGGCAAGAAGCGCTTGTTACACTGTTATAAATCTCTTCTTCTTTAGTCATAATCAGCTCCATCCAAAATAGGGGTTGTATAGTTTGCTGGTGTTACCTTGTTAGTTACGTCCATCACGTTATTTCCCATGTGACCCCAACCATGTTCTACTGTAGTTGATGTAACCTTCTGTATTGATTTTACAAACCCACACATTGTGTGCCACTGATAACTAAACCCACCACCAAAGTATTGCGTCCAATAAAAATCTCTGTCGTATTGTATTATTCCATTAGAATATAATAACGCCGCAGGCTTTGATAGTCCACTGACTCCATGGGCTTGTGAAGTTGAGCCGTAAATACCTGCGACAGACGCATGATTCCACCCTCCATGACTACTGCCAGGAGATGTGCTTGATGGGGCAGGCATATTAACAAAGTCTTTAATTCTCATTATTTCAAAATCACTATCATATACTCTAGCGCCATTAGCATCGTTAATCTTAATGCCCCAACTAGGATTAGTAGAAGATTCAGAACTTTCTGTAAAAACATAGCCTGTTATATTGTTTTTTGTCGCAGTTGCTTTAGTTCCTTCTGCCCATAACTCAATACGCCACTTATTGTTTGATAGCCTGTATGTGTCAATAATAGAACACCAGTACCCATTAGAGTGAATAAACACAATAGGATATTTACTACCCGTATAGTCCGTGTCGTAATAAAATCTTTGCTCGAACACAACTGTTGCTTTACTACTTTGTAGTTTTTCTTCAAACTGATAATAAATCTTATCCTCGTTAAAGGTTAGATAACTATCAGCATTAATAATGTTTAATCCGTAACTCATTTCATGAACACAAAAATATGATACTTATCCCACCTTGAACAATTACCTAGACCACTAACTGCTGAACAAGCTATATTCCAACCAACTTTAGGGTTTGAGCCACTCAGTGTATTCGTCATATTAAAATCCACGCCTGTCCATGTATTAGCACCTGTATCACCACCACCTTCACACAATCCAACAGCATAAGAATTTCTGTTAGTTATAGTTGTGTAAGTTTTGCTTCCTGAGCCTGTAGCCGTCTTCTCAATTTTCTCTTGTAACAACGCTGTCGTTTCAGTAGAGTCAAGTGTTACGTTGCCACTAGCGTCCTTAATTCTGAATCCTACTGCCATTATAGTTGTCCTATCTGAACTCTCACTGTGCCTACAGCATCGTAAACTTTAATTACGTTATTCTTAACTTCTAATCTGTTACCTGTCGTGGCATTTTGAATAGTTACATCACCGTTGGTCGCAACACTGAATTTACCACTACCAATGTTAATAGAGCCTGCTGTTATAGCGCCTAGGCTTGTAGAAATGTCTGAAATGTCTGTAACGTCAATAGTGGTGGATGCTGTCCATGTGCCACCTGCCCCTGTACATGCTGACTTTGACTTGTGTGTTGTAATAGAACAAGTGCCTGCTACTACCGTGTCAATTGCTGCAAGGTCTCCTGTTTTTGCTATCCAACCTGTGCTTGCGTATGGGTCTGTACCATCATAACGATAAATCCTATTGCCGTCATTAGTATCAAACCAAATATCACCTGCTTCAATATCTGTTGACGGAGGGTCATCTTGTGAGAATGACGTTGTGCCACCTGAGCCACCACCAACCAATGCTGCAATAGTGTGGTCGTTAATCTGCGTCCATGCTGATGATACACCCATAGTATTCATAGACTTAACTCGTACATCGATAGTAGTTCCTGATGCTACGCCTGAGATATACAGAGGTGTACTGTCTGTTGTATGTTCTATATCCCAAGGGTTTTCGCTAGGAGTTCCTGCGGCTATTCTTATTTGAATAACGTATCTGTCTACAAAACTGTCAACGGGTGCTGTCCATGCTACTAGGATTCTAGGGCTTGTTGAGCCATCACTGTTTGTTACTTGATAGTTCTCGCCACTTGATACTGTTACGCTCGTTACAGGCAACACACTGAAAGGGTCAGGTAAGGTGGTGTCAGGGATTACTGTGTAAGCGCCTGTGTCTGCCCAAGGATAAACGGTATCTTTATGTTCAGATAAAGCAACAATTACGTTGCCGTCTGCTTTCAATGATAGGTTTATAACCCTGAATGCTTTAGCCGACCAACCCGGAGTTCTGTGTGTAACAGATACAATGTCTCCAATGCTAGTCTGTAACGCTTCGCCTGTAGCAAGGAATGAACACTTGATGCCTTGTCTTGACTTATTGACTACCGTCTTAGCTATGTTTCTTGCTTGGTATATGTTTGTTATGGTTGGCAGTCTAACTCTCTTTTCTAATTCAACTCCACCGTCTTCTGCTAATAATGTAGTCTCTTCTGTGCTTCCTGCTTCGGGGTATATCGCTTGGTCGTCTTGCCAATTATTGTCCTTGTTCGTAAACGTAGCAATAACTCTATTAAATCTAGTTCCTTTCTTTTCGCCTGAGATACTGATGCCATCAATGATGTGGCTTTCTGTAAATGCGAAAGAAGGCGAGCCTGTGTTCTCTACGATAAGCTTATAAACACCTTGCGTGTATGGCATTAAACCTCTCATGCCGTTTAGCAAAATCTTTACGTTATCCATGAGTGTGTTGTCTGTACTTAATATCACATTACAGTTGAATGTGTTGATGTACGAGCCACCTGAATATGACTCAACTAAAGCGTCACAGATTTGAAACGCATTATAAAATGATGTATAACTTGGCTCAAAATCAGCAGATGTAAGCCCTTTTCCGTATCTAGTGTTAGTGAGGTAGTCCAACATACACTCAACAGGGTTTGTTGAATAAGTCTCAGCCGTGCTTAATACACCACTAGAGTTAAATGTTCTGACTTTGCGTCCTTTTACCACAGCATGAATATTTGGAATTGAGCCAAATACTTCCCTATCCCATTTAAGTCTGATGCCTAAGTAAGCAACACCTTTTAGTGTGTGTGCTGATGTCCAACTTGGTGCGCTCAATAAGGTTGTGTCTACTGTCTGAGTATCAGAGCCTAAGTGCTTGTTAATTGTGACTAGCCCACTAAACTTAGCATCGCCTGATAAAACGTCATTGATATATACGTCTGTAATGTTTTCTACCTCACCCTCACACAATACTAGGGCAATATAAAGGTACTCGTTATCTGTGCCACTTGTCTCTACAAAGACTCGCGTTCCACCTACTTTACGCTCTCCATAAATGACAGGTATCTGTGCGTTGTTGCTTTGCTTGTTTAATAATGTACCGTCTGTATTTTCTTGCTCTAAGTCCTCTATGTCAGGGGCTAATAACCAAGATATTACTGCTGATGCTATAAAGCTTATAAACCATTCAAACATTATGCTCTACCCCACTCTAAGTCTTTAACCACGTTAGCGGCAAAGTCAAAGCCTTTGTCACCTGAGAAAAATAACGACTGTGAATTGCTATTGGTGTGTCTTCCTGACTTCTTTTCAAAGTCTGACCAATGCGATGCCACCCCTAGTTCCACTGTTGAGGTCTCTTCTGTATCAATAATCTCGTATTCTGATATACGACCATCGTGAATCAATACAGGAGAGCCTATTACACCGTTGTTAGCGTCCAAGTAAGCCCTATAAACTATTAACTGTTTGGATATGTAGGCGCTACTAAGTAAAGCGGATATAAAGGATTGCTCTACGCCCGATAATTTTATCTTAGACGTTCCAACTCTCACTTCGGAGTCCTCTTTTACTGTGGACACATCAAGGAAATGACTACTAGCAACATAGGTGTTTCCACCATACACAATGTCTTGTCCTGCGTCTGTTAAAAAAGACGTAGAGGACAGGTGAATCTCAATCATGTGGCATATTCTTACCGAGTCTTTTGCAAGTTCTGTTACTACAGATGCGTGAATACTTCTACTCATAGAGCCTCAATGAAGTCTACTTCATATCTGAACAAGCCATCGTTACTCATTCCGAATGATTGTATATCATTTCTTAGCCTTACCTTCATTGTTACGGTGTCGTAGTTAATTGTCTCATCATTTGCTACGTTAGAGCGAAGAGGTGGCTGTATATCGATAGATGTCGTGTTACTTGATGTTTCGGTATGACCAACAACCATATAGACCTTATCATGGCTAAATTTAATCATGTCACCTTCTACGATAGTTCCTGTAATTCCGTCCACTACTATTGTAGTTTGGCCTGCTGCCTTAGTACCGTTCACTCTTAACGTGCCTGATGCCGTACCTCTAGCGTCTTCTAATACGGGTATTCTCACAGTGAATGTGTTTGACTGTCCACGCTGTTGCATTACATAAGCATATACAGGCATAAAGTCTGCTTGAGTCATAGGTGGATATTTAGCTGAGAACTCCCAATATTGACTTGCTAGTTTTCTTGATTGTGTTCTACCGTTTACAGTCTGTGATGTTAGAGTCTTATCATTGGACTTTAGGTTCACTGACTGAAATACGGGTGTAGTTGGATATGCCATTATGCTGTCACCCCTGTGATTCCTCTATCGTTCATTGCCTGATTAATAATACCTACAATCATTCCTCTACGTGAGTCTAATAAATCATCAAAACCTGTTGTGTCGTTAGCAGTGATGTTGAAGCTTACACTTACGTTTGTTTCGCCACCTGAGCCACCGCCTGATGACATAGCGTCATTTGGTATGATAGTACCTGTCTTATTCGGTACAAATAACTCAGCACCTTGCTCACCTACTACATAGGGTTGGTTTCCTGTTACCGTTCCACCGTCTGCTCTGAACATTCCCGAAGTAAAGCTAGAAAGGAAGTTAGCGGCAGGTCTAGCTACTTGAATCTTGATAAACTCAGCTAATATTGCTCTAGCCATATTTTTAACTGTGTCTTTGAGTGAGTTAGCGCCGTTGCCGATATTCATAATCATATCTGTTATAGACGATTCCATAATGCTTGCTATACCTGCTACTTTTTTAGCAATGTCAGCTTCATCCATTCGCTTGATGGCTTCATCGTATGCTGTTGTTACTTGACCAATCATCTTAGCTTCTGTTGCTGATGACATATTCTTTTCAGTGATGTATGCCTTAATACGCTGTACTTCTGAGTTGTAGCCTTTCTCTAGTTCTTGTTTTTTGGTTAGCTCTATTCCAACACCTGCTATTGACGCTTTATACTTGTCAGTAGTTGTGATTAGCTCCTGTGCGTTTTTCAGCCACTTGTTGCTATATTCTTTTTCTTTAGGCGGTGTTGGTGGTTGGAAGTCAGTTGGGAAGAACGTCTTAGGTGTTGTTATTTTTCCACTATCACGAATCATAGTAATTAATTCTGATATTGTTGTCTTTGTATCTTTGGCTTGCTTATTTAAAATGCCCAACTCTTCATTCTTTTGCCAAAAAACAGTGTCATCACTGTTGGTAGCCGCCTGATTCATCTCACCTTTTACATCTTTAATCTTTTGCTGTAAGTCGTTATAAATCTTTATCTGTGCTTGTTGTGCTGTTTTAAGTTCACCGACATCTAATCCATTGAATTGCAACCTTACGTCATCGCCTGTTATTCCCTTAATGGCATCACGTATTGCATCAATTTTAACTGCTACTGCTGTTAGCATTGCGATTGCCACTCTCGCTTTAGCGCCACCCAATAGGAATAATACCAAGCCCACAGATGTTACCTCTGAAGGCAACCCCATTACTACTTGAACTGTACTCTTTAGTGCTAGACCTATTTTTGTTACTGATTGCCCTAGTTCTTTTGCTGATTTAAGTGTCTCAGGGTCTCTGAGCATACTTGATATTTCTTTTACGCCTGTCTTGGTCTCATCAAACACGCCCTCATTCATGAATGCTAGTTGCAACTCATCCCAAGCGTCACCCATCATTGATACTTGACCTTCAAATGTAAGCGCCATGTCTTTAGTAGCGCCCTTCATTGATGTTTTGTTCTCTTCCCACAGATTCATGATGTGTTTCTTAGACTCTTCTGCTGTGTATTTAACGCCTGTCTCAAATCCTAACATGGCTTTTACACCTGAGTCTCTGAATTGGTCTGCTGCGGATATTCCACCTGCGAAGGTCTTCTGTAGTTGTTGTGCTACTTCTTGGAATGATAATACTGACGATGCGGCGATGTCACCTGTTATGCTTAGTAGTGCGTTTAACTCATCTACATCTTCTGTCACTGTTAATAGTGAAGGTGACGCTCGTTGGATTTCTTTTAGGGTGAAGGGTGCTGACTTGGCAAATCCAAGCATATAGTCAAACGCCTTTCCTGCGTCCTTAGCACTACCCGTTAAGAATTTAAGCTGTACTTTTAATGACTCAATGGAGGTTGCGTACTTTAATGCTGAACGCAACATAGCGCCTGCGCCTAAAGCACCAAGCGCACCGTTTAGTGAGAATATTTGGCTCTTTACCCTGTTGGCTACATTACCTATTCCACCAATAGCACGTTTAGCCTTACTCGCACCCGATATTGCCCCTTTGGGGTCAACCTTAATTCCGAGAGTTGCTATATTGTCAGTTGCCATCTTTATCCTCTAGTTTAAAGTAGGCTATCCAACCGTGAAACTCTTCAACCGTCATCAGGTCTATTTCATGAACAGCCTTGTGTAAGCGATTCGCAAGTGCGTACTTTGCGTGTAACTCGGAATCGCTTCTTAGTTTCCCCCCATATCATCAATAGTTTGAGATATGGAAATTTCGCCTACAATTCGTGTAATTACATCAGGTGATGCGTTGTTCATTAATTCCACTTTGTTAGATATATCAAACAGCTTATTGCCGTCCTTATCTAGCGCTTTCAGAATCAATGTGCGTACCATGAACTCAAAGTCGTCATCTTTTGCAAACTTCCAAAGAGATTTCTTTTCACCCATAGTGAACGGAGTGGCATAAATAACAGCATCCCACTCAGGTACTTCGATTGCTTTAGTCTCTAACTTGTCAAAGTGCGACTTAGCGTTATCTAAAATACCCATTACGCAACAGCAGCCCAAGTAACAACACCGTTAGCTTCAAAACTAATTGAAGTCTCAACCATGCCGTCTAGTGTAGTTGATACACCCTTCTCAGTAATGATTGCTGACAATGAAGCGAATGTGTCGCCTGTTGTAGCACCTTCAGGGTATAACTTTAATGCTACTTCAGCACCTACAGTCATTGCGCCTTGACCTGTTGTGTCAGTCTCATCCCAAAAAGCAGTCATAGAACCACTTGCTGATGTTAAGCCTACAGTCTTAGTACGTGCTGTGTCTCCTAGTGTAGTGTCGTCAATAGTCTCTGCTGACTCTGAGATACTCCAATCCTTTACTTCTGCGATTACGTTTGAACCGATTTTAGCCGTTCCTTCGCTACCTTTATGATTTGCCATCTTCTTTCTCCGTTGTATTTACTTTTGTTTTTGTTATAGACTTTTCCGCCCAACCCTTCGCCTTCATTTCTTCAATCTTTGAAGGGTGTGGCGTTACACCTTCTTTATCACCGTTAGGTGAATATAAAACTACTGCTTTCATGAATCCCTCCAATATGGAATTGTTACGTTCATCTGATGCCAAATGTCATCAGTTCCTATGGTCTCAATGCTTGCTACATCACAAACCACATCACTGAACTTTCTACCATCGAAAATACTCGTGACCGTGTCCGCATACTTTCGTATTGTACTAGTTCCTGTGTCTCTCGGTACAAAGATTTGAACAACAATTAAGCCTGAGTGTCTCTTAGCGCTATTAATTGCTCTATAACTACTTGACCCGTTTAATACTGTTAGTCTTGTCCACCCTGAGTTGTTTGGCATATCAAATGATACATTCTCCCAAGCGACAGGGGTTTCTTGCCAATATTCTTTGAATCTGTTTTCAATCGTCAGGCGCTCATTCTCAAAACTCATAATGAACCTCTGATTTCATTCATTGTTATTGCCACCATACCGTTAGGCGCTTGCTTTGATGTGCCATTCTCTAGGTCTTGGATATAATCTAATGAATTAACAATGTAGATTGGCTTCAGTCCGTCACCTTTCTTAATGCTTGGTGCTTTGGGTCTTTTGGCTTCTGCGTCCACGTTTCTGTCTATTGTAGCTACAGATACGTTCCAATTACCTCTCGCACGTCCTGTATCAACAGGGGTTTTCTTAACAATCATGCCAAATGCTTTAAACGCCACCGTTCTAACAGCTTCATCTATAGCTACGCCCGTCTTCTTGCTGAATCGTCTTATGTCGCTGTCAAAACTCATCCTAGCTTCCTCAATTTAAGGGAATAAGACGCACCAACAGGGTCTTTCTTAATATCTGTAATAGCATAACGCTCACCACCACGGATTACTATGTCCTTAGTGGTTGGTGTGAACGTCAGTCCTTTAGTAGCGAATAATGCTGTGATTTCACCTGTGAACGCTGAGTCTGTCTTGTTGGTAGAGCCTTTGCCCGAGATAGTGTTATCGTCAAACGAGATAATGGCTTTAACAGTGTAGTTTGTTTCTGTAGATGTGTTCTGACCGAATACAACGTCATAGTCTCCATTCGTCTTTGTAACGAATGTAATACTTTCTGCAATATCGCCTGTGGCGGTTACTGCTGAACTTACAGCGCTTAGGATAGCATCTCTAAGCCCCATTTTACGACCTCACTACTGCTACCGTGCCAAACTTAGCACGGGCGTGTATCGTTCCCCAACCTCTCAACATTTCCTGAACGATTGAAGGCAATACGCCTGCTGTGTCAGTTTTATCAAAGTTTAGTTTAATTGAGCCAACCTCTAGGCTTGTTAGTCCTTTACCTTGAGCGTCACCTGTTAGGTCGTTCGATATGAGGTTTCTAGCAAATTCTGCTGTGGCGTTCTTAATTGGTTGTGGTACGATTGTAGAGCTTACAGCCTGACCATCGTCAGTTACGTTTGTTCTACCCCATGCTAATGCTTGGGTTGATGTAGCTCTACTTCCTGACCAATCTGTCTTCTCATCTAATATACGAGTAGCCATCTTTAGGGCTATCTCTTTATTAGCTTCTGTAGCAGATGTCCAATCTGTTGCGTACAAGTGTGTTGCGTGGTAGGCATCTGCGTCTGATACTGAAACATAGCTATCTGCTGATGAGCCGTTTGGAGTTGCGTCTAATGCCATAATTTTTCCTTAATAAGTACCACCTACCCGAAGATAGGTGGATTTCATCAAACTGTATTAGTTCGTAATACCGTTTAACATTGCTAGACCCTTCTCAGAGAAGTTAGCTAGACCGTTGTAGAACTTAACACGAGTGATTGACTCGTCTTTAGTTTCTGATGCGCCTAACTCTTCAATAGAAACACCTGCGTTACCTGAAGCTGTTAAGCCTGCGATACCGTGTGACATTGAACCGTCATCTAATGTACCCATAACAATTGAAGTACAAGTAGAACTTGAACCACGTGTTTGGTTTACAGGGATGTAGTCGTTACGGAAGATTGGAATACCACGGTAAGATGGTACTTGCGCGCCTGAAGGTAAAGTAATAACTTCACCGATACCTGCGCCACCCAATGCTCTAAGCAATGCGTAGTATGAACGGATAGTACGTGCGTTCATCATCATGTAGTCAACAGTGCCGTCTTTGTCAGTTACTTTGTCTAAAGTCTCATCTAACAAGTCGTAAGATAAAGCAGAACCGTTAGTTGCGCCTGTCTTAGTTTGTGCTGATGTAGCTAAAGACAACAAACCTGTGATTTGGTTACTAGAACCCGTACCATTGATTAGTTTGTCTTGGTAAGCACGACCAATTGACTTAGCTTTAGAAGCAACTTGTGCCGCTTTTTGGTCTGTCAAGTTTGAACGTGTAGCTTGGATTAAGCCGTTAATCTCAGCGTCACCTACAAGTGTAGTTAGGCTAGTAGTCACTTGCGTGAATGTCGCCGCTGCTTTACCCGCAGAGATAGTTGAGCCAACACCTGTCCACTCTGAAGCGCCCAATGCGTTTTCACGATTGTATGCTAGTGAGTTGCCGTCAAT